AAACGATGTGCAGTCCTGATAATTTTTGGACACTGCTTGGAAAGATTACAGAAATAGGGGGATGGTTACTCATCCTCGTAGTAGTCATCCCGATGGTGGCAGGCTGGGTACTTCCAGGCCCTACGAAACTAAATAAGAACTCCAAATGAATGGAGATTCATTACAACAAATGTATTGTACAGTGGCGCGATATCCCAGCCAATGGTGAGTGGGTTACTGCTGACAAAGTAGAATGCCCACTATACTTACTATAGGATTGAATTTTAATGGCTACCATAACATTACGAGACACAAAAGGAAGCCCTCTGTCTTTCGGGGAGATGGATGGTAATCTTACAAATTTAAATGATAATAAACTTGAGATTATCAGCAATTTAGATACGGCCAATATGGATAGGGATGCGGATTATATCGCATTTGTAAATGGGGCCGGGGTAAATAAAAAAGTCCTTGCTAAAAATTCTGTATTTTTTAATAGAACCCTTATTATAAAGGTTATAGCGGATACATTACCCACCTATGTTGGAAATGGTATTGCAAGAATAACCTGCCCATCTGACTTAAATAGTCTGGTACTTTCAAGTGTTGGCGCCCATGTTTATACAGCAGGAGTTACTGGAGCCACTACGATAAAAATTTATAATGAGACTGACGGAGTGCATATGTTGACAACCCCGATGACAATAGACTCTTCAGAAGTAGACACTAGCACAGCAGCAACTCCCGCTGTAATTGATATAAATAATGATGATATAGATACTGCCGATGTTCTCAGGTTTGACATTACAACTATATCCTCTACTGCGGCTAACGGATTAGAACTAAGGTTGGAATTTGAGCCTTGAGTGGATTCAAAGGATACCCACCCTCTGTACAGATTTTAACACCAGTCCCAGATATATTCGTTGCGGTAAATTCTGATAAAGGAGAGATAAGAGATAATATAAAACATAATATCTCTTTAGGATTACAACAAGTTCTCCCGCATGAAACACAGTGGGGAAAAGAAATATGTTTAGTAACGGGTGGACCATCATTAAAAGATACAACTGAGCTACTAAAAGAAAAGTCTGAGTTAGGAGCTTCAATAGTAACTGTAAACGGGACTTATAAGTATTGTATTGATAATGGAATTAGGCCGTCTGCATTTATCATGCTAGATAGTCGAGAGTTTAATAAAAGATTTATAGAGTCAACAATTGATTCATGTAAATATTTGATTGCATCTCAATGTCATCCAGAAATATTTAAACTTTTAAAAGAAAATAATACTTGGATATGGCATTGCGATACACAAGAAGAGAACATTGATTTATTAAGAGATCAATACGGAGAAGAGTACAAAAACTTCTTCCCAATAATGGGAGGGTCTACGGTAACATTAAGAGCCTTACATCTATTAAGATTGTTAGGGTTCCACAAGTTTGAAATTTTTGGGTTCGATAGTTGCATCATGGATGACCATCATGCTTACTCTCAACCGGAGAATGACAAAGAAGAAGAGATTGATTTAGTTGTAGGTGGGAAACAATTCAGGTGTACTGTAGCCCATTATCACCAAGCGAAAGAGTTTGTTCAGTTAGTAGGCGTTACAGGTTCTAACTACGATCTTATTGTTCACGGTGATGGACTTATATCACACATCATTAAGAATCCAGAATCACTTAAGGAGGCGGCTTAAATGGCGGCTACAGCATGGAGTTTTTACAATAGTTTCCGTGAGTACCTAGGAAACGGCCAGTTCGACCTTGATGGCACTGGTGTTAATTTTTATATGGCCCTTCACACAAGCGCGGCTAGTGCTAATGTTGTTAATGTAGCATTATCAACCCAAGCCTCTCTTGCTAATGAGGTTGCCAATGGCAATGGATATGCAACTGGCGGTTTGTCAGTTAGTGCTAGAACTTGGGCATCTGCCGCTACTAACAAGTATCGGTTTGATTCTACCGCTGTAATATGGACTGCAACTGGTGGAGATGTTGATAACGTTAAGTATGCTGTGATCTACCAGTCTGGTGGAAAACTGGTGTGCTACTCTAAGTTAACCACTTCCCAATTCAACCTGACCCAGAACAACACACTCACTGTTACTCCAAGTAGTAACGGTGTTTTTGAACTTACGTAGGGGGTAACATGGCATTAGAAACAGCAGCATGGGTAACTCAATTCGTTGATACAAACCCTACGGCTACAGACCCTGTAAGTCAGGGCGATGATCACTTGAGGATGATCAAGACGGTTTTGAAGAACTCATTTCCTTCAACATCCACTACGGCTATTGTCCCTAATGTATCTGGAGAAACAGGTAAATACTTAACTAATGATGGCACTGACACTTCATGGGGAACCGTAACAGCGGCCAGCCCCGGATTTGCCGTTGCAATGGCAATCGCACTATAGGGCAAGAAAATGGCACAGGATTTTGAAAAAGCATATAAATCGCAAGTCACAACCTCAGCGCATACGTTACTAACAAGTGACTCTGATGACGCTTTGATTGGGATACGGCTCACAAATATCACAACGTCTGCTGTAACAGTGGATGTGTGGATTGACGTAGCGGCTGCGGGAACTACCGCATCTGTTGTCTACATCGCGGATGACTTATCCATTCCCCCCAAGTCTTCAGTTGAACTGATACAGGGTGGAGCAAAGATTGTCATCCAGAGTACAGACTTACTCAGGGTGCAGGCATCGGCGGCAACTTCTATTTCAGCGTATGTTTCATACGTTGACGCTATCTCAGCGTAGGGGGGATCATGGCTGAAGAACGAAATGGCACGTTGTACATAAACAACCCTCCCGCTAAAGAAGGGTTCTTTGAAACTGCCGCAACTATAGATGGCGATTTTTTAATTGCCGATAACGCGGTTGTTGCTGGCCCAGTGGCGTTTACTGGAACGGTTACAGTCACAGGAACTCTGGTGATTGTATGAGTAAACTCAACGTAGATACGATTGAACCAGAAGGCGCTTCCACAACGCTAACGCTGGGTGCGTCCGGCGATACCGTAACCATCCCAAGCGGCGCGACTATAGACGCATCAGCGGGAACAGTGACAGGGTTTGCAAGTGGCCTAGCCTCAGTACAAACCTTCACTTCCAGTGGAACATGGACTAGACCTGCCGGAATTACGAAAGTGATTATGGAAGTACAAGGTGCTGGCGGCAGTGGTAGTAATTGGGATAATAATGATTATGTACAGGCTGGTTCTGGTGGCGGCTACGCTAAAAAACTACTGGACGTTTCCTCAATTTCTACATCAACGATAACGGTTGGAGCAGGTGGTGCGGCACAGGCTTCGGCTACGACTGCTGGATCAAATGGAGGTTTGTCTTCTTGGGCTGATGGAACCAACACTATTACAGGTAGTGGTGGAACTGGTGGTACTGACGCGGGTGGTAATGCGGATATTGCAGGTGGAGCGGCTACAGGAGGAGATATAAATATCCCCGGCGCAATCGGGGGGGGTGGTAATAATGGTGATGGGGCATCTCACGGGTCTATGTTTGGTTTTGGATCAGAGAGGGGATGGACGGGGGAAAGCCATCTACCAAATGCGGTTGGTTACGGTGGTGGTGGGGCTGGAGGTTATAGCATTACATCAGGTTCCGGCGCTGGTGGAATCATAATAGTCTGGGAGTACAAATAATGAAATACGCAATCGTAAAAAACTCCCTAGTCACAAACATGGTGGAGTGGGATGGATCGTCTGAATACCAAGCAGACGGCGAACTGATCCAAGCAGATGCTAACGCCTACATAGGTGGAACATACAACGGATCATTCGTTGCTAGACCGCCCGCCCCCGCACACGAACCAACCGCAGAAGAATTACAAAAAGCCGCAGACAAACAATCAGCGCACGACAAACTCTCAGCACTTGGTTTGACTGACGCAGAAATAGAGGCTATTACAGCATGAGCAGCGAAGTAAAAGCAAATAAAGTTAGCCCAGCATCAGGAACAGACTTCACATTTGGAGATTCCGGGGATACGTTTACGGTCC